TCGAGTCCGGCAATCAAAAACGCCGGTACCCTTACATTCATTTCAACCAGATTTTCCAAAATGCTGCGAACCTCATTAATCAAATATGTTGCCAGCGTGAACCATCCGAAGAGCTGCACAAACGAAAGATTAATGCCGATGATCTCCCCCATATGTACAAAACTCATCGAAACAAAAAATGCCATACCAATTACAATCCAGTACCACACTTTTTTTAAGATTCCTTTTGCACCGATCGCACTGGACTCGTTCTTTTTGTAGAACTTCGCCTTGCAGTATCCGGTAATGTAATCAACCGCATTTAATACCAGAAATCCAAAAAACAGGAACCAGTACTTCCCGAACAGTGCCACCCCTATTGTGGCAATTACTCCATAAATCATGTTTACTTTGTCAAATTCTTTCATTATTCTTTTCCTCTCTTTCTGCCCGTAGGCTTGTTATTTAAAAGAGCCGGCTACACAACACATGGTCATGTAATCGGCTCTTAGGCACTTTAGATTATTCAGTTGTCTTTACTGCCTCCAGCTTATCACTGATCTCCTTAAGCGCAGCATCTAACTTTCTCCAATTTTCATTTTCCAGTTCCATATCGTAGAACTCATTTTCTTCCGGGATATTAAATCCATAGTTTTCTGTCTGACTCATCAGGCATCCTCCTCTTCTGTGTATACTTTGCCTGTGATCTACTCTTTCAGCGTGATCCACTTACCTACCGCATTGTGCACACGGTTCTCATTCCACAGTCCTTTGTCATAGTAATTTTTTACTTTTTCATAATTCTTACTCATCTAAACTTACCTCCATCTGCATTGCCATGTAATCAATGTCTGCTCTCTGTTTTTCGATACTGTCTGTATTCTTGACTGTTTTTTCTACATTCTCGGCTAAACTCTCAGATACAGCAGTGATCCTCTGCTCGGTGTCATTAACTTCTTTTTCCAGGACAACGATTTTCACATCTTCCCTCAGAATAACCTGTTCTAAGACTACATACCCCGGAATCACTGATGTCAACATGTCCTCATCAGTATAAACCTTTAACACTGTAAGTTCTTCTTTATTCGAAAAAGCTTCCTGCAGTTCTTCGCAGGTTTTGTTATCTGCAAATTCAATATTCAGTTTTCCATCCACATGATTAATATTGTTGATGGTTAAAATGTTTTTTGTGGTTTTTAATTTCATAAAAATTCCTTCTTTCTTATTATTTTTCGTAAAACAGCGGTTTAAAGAAATATTATACACAGACAGAGGTTGATAATATTATTAAAAAAAACAAGGTGAAATCCATTGTTATAGAGTTCGAAGGCGTTACTACCAATGAAAGCAAAGCATTTTTCCCAAAATATACCTATTGGGGATATGTCGGCGAAAAAACCACTGAAATTGATAATTTAATAGCACAGGGGCACACAATTCTTGGCGGTTTTATCTGCGGCGGTCCACACAACGATGCCTCCATGGCTGGCAATGGTTCAGATAACATAGGTGTTATAGTCGGTTCAGCAACTTATTATAACGTCCCATATTCATTTTACGTTTTTTCACAAGCTTATCAGACAATAAGAATTAAGGTCTGCGTTTTATATATTTAATATTTAACACAGTTTTATAGCAGTTATCTTTGTACTGATCTGCCCGAACGTCACCGCTTTTGGCACTTTTATCAAAAACTTTAAGTTGTTAACTGCCTTGCCGGATATTATTTCATGCATGGTCAGCCACGTGCCACCGTTTCCGTTATTTGGAGCGGTGATTCCAATCGCCTGATCGACGGTACTTTTTAATGATATAACATCCACGGCAGAACTTTCAGAAACCCAACAGTAATAATTTACCAGCCACGTTCCGGAATCAATAGATAATCCGTCCGCGCCTGCATAACTCCATGTATCGGAGAAGTATTTATCAAATTCGTTACTGCTTACCTGACGGTATCCGGTATTGAACATGGTTTTGGCGTCGGCTTTCTTTAAATATGTGGTCGGAATATCATTACCATCGTGATCTGCATCAGCCCGACCAACACGTACAGCAGGATAGGTGTCGTCAAGTTCATTATGTGCGATCAGATTAATTACTTTTTCAGTGGAATCCTGTAGCGGTATGAAGTCCCCTAAGGTTCCGGACCAATCACTTTTTTCAATTCTAATGTAATGCTTATTCTTTAAACCGCTGTTTAACGTATTAATATCGGAAATTGCCTGATCCAATTCGGTTTGATTTGCCTTTTTCCCAATAGCTTCATTAAGCGCTGTTGCAACATCCTTATTTTTATCAATCAAATCAGCCAGTTCTCTCAAAGTATCCGCTGTTTCAGGTGCCCCATTTATCAAATCAGCAATTGCTTTATCAGTGTAATTCACTAATTGCCGATAATATGTATCAAACACTTTCTGATGCGGTTCATTCTCATTATTTAAATGGCTTTGAATAATTGTAAGTTGCTGTTCTGCCACTTTTTTTATAAAAGCATCATTATTTATGAGTTGCTGAAAAATAGCGTTGAAAACATCAGCATGTCCCGGTGTTGTTGGCTCCAGTTTTTCAATTTCACTATTATAAGTCTCTAAAACTTCAAAATTTGCCATTTACTGTATCCTCCTATCTAATATAAATCCTGAATAGAAAATGTATCCTCCATAGTATCCTTCCCTTTTGCCATAAATGTAGCTATTGCGACAATGTCATTTTCTTCATCTACCAAGGCTATCTCTGATATGTACTCTCCTACAAGTTCATTTGCCTCAATTAATAATGAATATTCATAGCAACTATCAGATACTTTCCTAGATGCTGTGTACTCTTTTCTGAGAAGCTCATGTTTTAGAGATGTGCTTTCTTTACTAGGTGAAATAACTTCACCGTTCTGATCCACGCCGCCAGAACCAACTGCAATATATTTTACCTTTGGCATTTGTCCTGTCGTATGGGTTGCCTCCGCAAGTTTTTTTCTCTTTAAATCTGTAATTATCTGTTTCATAAAATCTCCTCCTCATATCTATAAGCATCCAGATTTCTATTTCCATCCAGTAGAACCTGTCCATTTAATGTCCAGTAATTATGCTCTACAATGTGCTTTAAATTTGTAAGTTTCTCATCTACTCCCAACATTTGTATATTACTTTCTACAGATACCTTAAAATTTCTTATCACTCCACTTAAAATCTGCGCTCCATCCAAATTCCAACTGCCATCCAACATCAGATAATTATAATTAACAATTACAAGTACTGTATGATATCTTGCAAACAACTGCTCGGTCAATTCGTTAATCGTTATATAATACCTGAATAAATAATTGTCTTTCGCACCGGAATACTTTATCTGCCTCACAGTGTTCCTCAATACCTCAAAAGCTACTGGCTCTATAAAATCAATGTCGTTTTCTAAAAGAACATAAAACTCAGCCCATCTGTTTTCGTCTCCAAGCAAATCCACTGCTCTTACCAAAAGTGGATTTGCATACCCAAGTGCTTTTATTGCCCTCTCAACCCCAATATTGGTTCCACCAAGACGTTTTATTTCAATATACCAGGCTATCCGTTTTCTATAACTTGCATTACTTTCACCCGGATTTCTACTCATTCTACGGTCTGCAGCATGAATTGGAAGCATAATATCATCACAGGTAACAACCATGCTTTCTTCTCTCGCCCGATAAATATCATTCATACATTCGTCAAACCAGGATCCCAACACTTCACACAGAATATACCAGTTGTTAATCGATTTTTTTACCCGTTTAAATGGAGATGTAAGAAGATAGTACATATAATCTTTAAAATTATCATAAGTCACTCTCACCACCTCCCACATTAGTAACTTGAACATTCAAATTTCCTAATAAAATCACATTACCTTTGTTAAGCTCAATGTCATTATTAGGTTTTGATATCACTGATTTTCTATAATCACTAATACCGCCTGCCAATGCAACCCTAATACTGTCAAGATATAAGCAATTCATATCTTCCCGGTCTGTCAATTTCAATGTGTTTTCTATTATGTACTCCGCCTGCTCCTTCACGCCGCTAGTAGATACATCTTTTGACAAATATATTGTCAAATCAATGTCCTGTCTCACTATCGTAGCAGAGCGGCATAAAAAATCATCATAATTCCCTTTTAAATATTCGATTGCCTGCTCCACTTTTCGAAGTAATGTTTCTGTAGCCTCACCAGCAGAACTTGTCACTATGATATCAACAGTACCCTGACCTCTTGGATGTTGTGAATCAATCTCAACATTTAATACTCCAGGAACTGTCTTAGCCGCATTTTTTATCTTTGCATCTGTTGTCCGTTCTGCCGCTTCCTCAAAAGCATCCATTGTCCGTTCTCTAAGGCTTTCTATACTTTCAACCTCTGCCCCTTCCTGATACAACCAGTTAGCTTCATTTGTTACACTGCTAACTCCTCCTAAATGTATCATAGAGACCGTTATTTTCCCGGCTGGCAAATTATAAT